GGCAAGGGCAAGGCTGAGGTGTTCGAGGGCGGGCAGATGCGGCAGGGGATGATTCGGTCTTCGTTGCGGGCGGTGCGGCGAAGGGTGGGGTAAGATTCCGTTTGGGTTTTTAACGGGGGAATCATGAAGCTGGTTTTTTTTGTTGCGTTCACGTTGTCGATCAGCGCTATTTCAGTTTACGGAGAAGAAAAGGCGAATTCTTCAGTCGAAGAGTTCTTAAAAAAATCCCGAGGCGGCACGATGCTCTGCGCTTGGTCGTGGTTTCCTAGGGGAGAGAAATGGATTCAGCGTGAGAAATTTGAGGAAAAAATACAGACATGCCAGGCCTCACAACTTGTTCTAGTAGAGCCGTTTTTCGAAAAGGCCATTGATTCGGTAAAAAATAAGCCGGCCGCGGCGGAATCTCTCAAGGTTTATTACGCCGGTTGGATTTCTTTAATGAGCGGGATGACGCTGCATCCATATGTACAGGAGTCCAGGGATGCTTATACAGAGCGACAAATGGCGATCGACGATCATCTTGAGAAAATGGCGATACGAGTAAAAATAGACGCGAAGTATTAATTACTCAGTTTTGAACAAAAGGGGAGGTTTTGGCCTCCCCTTTTTTTGCACCCGGTGGCGCGGAGAATCGGGCGTATGGACCAGCAAAATAACGTGCGGATTGATGTTGTCGGGAGCGTCGACGGGCTGCAAAGCACGGCGGGCGAGGCCGAGCGCGAACTTGACCGAATGAAGCGGGCAGCGCAGGCGGCCGGGCAGGAAATCGGCAATCTTGCCCAGGGCGCGCTGACCGATGCGACGGCCGGCATGGGCGAGATGGGGTCTGCTGTTTCCCGGTTGTTGTCTTCGATGGGCGGGATGAGTGCCGGGTTTGGTTTGGCCGCAGCCGGGGTGCTGGCCTATGTTGCGGCCGTCAAGCAGGGGCACGAGGAACAGGTGCAGATGGATCGGGCTTTGGTGATCTCCGGCGATTATGCCGGGACGACGCGCGATCAGATGCAGGATCTGGCGCGGAGCGTTGCCGATGCGGGAATGGTCACCGTCGGCGTCAGCAAGCAACTCGTGACCGAGTTAGTTGGTTCAGGGCGGATTGCCGGCGATGCCTTGGCGCAGATTGCCGGTCTGGCAGACAACTATGCCAATGCGACCGGGCAGAAGGTCGATACGATTGCGCCGAAACTGGTGGCGTTGTTTGGCGACCCGGCCAAGGGAGCTGCGGCGCTCAATGAGCAGATGCATTTTTTGACGAATGCGCAGCTCGAATACATTCAAACGCTGGAGGATTCGGGCCGTCTGGGCGAGGCGCAGCTTGATCTGGCGAACCGCCTGGCTGATGCCTTGCCGAAGCATGCGAAGGAACTGGGGACGCTGGAAACGGTGTGGGTGCGGGTTGGTCAGGCCGCTTCCAATGCCTGGGATGCGATGCTGGCAGTGGGGCGCGAGGATACGCTGGACGAGAAGTTGCGCAAGGCGACCGAGTTGCTGGATAAGCGGCGAAAAACCGGGATCTGGGTGACGACTGATCTGGAGGGTCAGGTTGCCGATCTGGCGGCGCAGAAGGCCAAACAGGATGGCGATGCACAGGCCAAGGCGGCGACGGCAAAGCAACAACAGAACGAAGCGCTGGCCGAGCAAATGCTGAATTCGTATTCGAAGACGGCGAAGAAGATGGCGCTGGCCAAGAGGATGGCGCAGGCCGACACTTTGTTGCCGGATGGTTCCGGCAAGGATGAGGTGCTGGCTTCGTTGCGCGATCAGATCATTGATCTCGACAAGGAAAAGACGCCCAAAGTGGTGAAGGCGAAGAAAGACCCGGCGATCGAGAAGCGCATCCGCGACATGCGCGACGAGGCGCGGGCCGAGCTGGATCTGATGCATGCGCGGGAGAAGGAGGCGGCGGCGCTGGCGGCGCAGCGCGTCAAGGCAGATGACTTGCTGGCATCGTATGGCCGGCAGGATGCCGTGGCGGTGCAGCGCATTGCGCGGGGGGCTGAACTGGCGGCAATGAGCGAGCGCGAGCGGACGGTAGCCGAGGCGGTGTATGCGGCGCAGGACCAGAGCGCGCGGCGACAGGAACAGATCATCAAACAGATTGCCGACGAAACGGAGCGGACGCGGGCCCTGAATCTGGAGAAGAATCAACTGGTGGCGCATATCGACAAGGTGACGGCGGCGGCAGCGAAGGGTTATGACGATCAGAGAACCTTCGAATTCGGCTGGAACAAGGCGTTTCAGGCGTACACGGACAATGCGACGAATGCGGCGGCGACGGCGCAGGGGGCTTTTCAGACGATGACTTCGGTGCTCGAAGATTCGCTGGTGAATTTCGCGACGAATACGAAATTCACGTTCCGGGACATGACGCAGAACATTTTGAAGTATCTGGCGCAGGTGGCGGCGAAGCAGGCGGCGATGGGGCTGGTGAAAATGGGGACCAGTCTGATTTCGAGTTATTTCGGCAGCCCGTCGACCAGCAGCGCCGGCAGTTCAACGTCGGGGTATGGAGCGGGCGATCTGGGGAGCGGCATCACGCTTTCCGGAACGCGGGCGGGTGGCGGTGACGTGGCGGCGGGGCGGACTTATCTGGTGGGCGAGAAGGGGCCGGAGTTGCTGCGCATGGGGGCTAGTGGCGGCACGGTGGTGCCGAATGAGGCGATGGGCGGCGGGGTGTCGATCCAGCAGGTGTTCAATATTTCGGGCGGTGGGGATACGGCTAGCTCGAGCGGCGACGGGGCCGGTTCGATGAAGCGCTTCGCCGAGATGATGGCGGGAGTGACGAAGCAGGTGATCGTGCAGGAGATGCGCAGCGGCGGGATGCTGGAGCGGGTGAGGTCGGCATGAGTACATTTACGTGGTTGCCGTCTTACCCGTCCAGCCAGCCGGTGCAGCCGAAGGTGCTGAAGGCGCAGTTCGGCGATGGCTACGAGCAGCGGGTGGGGGACGGAATCAATACGGTACGGCGAACGTGGAACGTGCAGTTCAACATGCGCCTGGTGGCCGAAATCGATGCGATCGAGGATTTTTTGCGGGCGCGAGGCGGGGTGCAGGCTTTTGACTGGACGCCACCGCGTGGGGCGGCCGGCAAGTGGGTGTGCGAACAGTGGCAGCCGGAGGTAGCGCAGCCGGTGTATCAGTCGTTGTCGGCGGTGTTTCGCGAGGTGTTCGAGCCGTGACGATTGCCAGCGATATCCAGCGGCTGGAGCCGGGTAGTGTGGTGGATCTGTTCGAGATTGATCTGACGGGGCTGGGCGGGTCGATTCTGTATTTTCATCCGGGGCGCAACGGGCTGCTGTCGTCGGTGGTGTGGAACGGTCACGACTACGTGGCCTTCCCGATTCAGGCGGAGGGGTTCGAGGCGACGGGAAATGGTCGGATGCCGCGACCGACGGTCAGGGTGGCGAATGTGACCGGCCTTATTTCTTCCGTGTTGCGGGATTTTGACGACCTGATCGGCTGCAAGGTGACGCGCCGGCGGACGCTGGCGAAGTATCTGGATGCGGTGAATTTTCCCGGCGGGGTGAATGCGTCGGCCGACCCGACGCAGGAGTTTCCGCCCGAGGTGTGGTTTGTTGACCGGAAGTCTTCGGAGTCGAAAATGGTGGTGGAGTTCGAGCTGGCGGCGTCGTGGGATGTGCAGGGGGTGTTGCTGCCGAGGCGGCAGGCGATTGCCAACACTTGCAACTGGCGGTATCGCAGTGCCGACTGCGGCTATGCGGGCGGGGCGGTGGCGAATGGCAACGACGTGGCGACGGGCGACATGGCGCAGGACCAGTGCGGCAAGCGGTTGGCGTCGTGCAAGCTGCGCTTTGGCGAGTTTGCGGTGTTGCCTTTCGGGGCTTTTCCGGCGGTGGGGTTGATTCGATGAATATTGATTTCATGCCGATTTTTGCGGCGGCGATGGCGCATGCCGGGGAGTCGCCTGCGCGAGAGGTGTGCGGGCTGGTGACGGTGAGCCGGGGCCGGATGGTTTATCAGCGGTGCCGGAATGTGGCGCATGCGGATGGCGAGTTCGAGATTCACCCGGAGGATTACATCGAGGCGGAGGCGCTGGGGATTGTCGGCGTCGTGCATTCGCATCTGCATGGGTCGGCGGAGCCGAGCATGGCGGACCGGGTGGGCTGCGAGCTGTCAGGGTTGCCGTGGTTCATCGTGGCGGTGCCGACCGGGGCGTGCAAGACGATAGCCCCGGAGGGCTACCGGGCACCGTTGATTGGGCGGCCGTATTGCCACGGGGTGCTGGATTGTTTTTCGCTGGTGCGCGACTGGTATGCCGAGCAGGGGATTACGGTGCCGTTTTTCGAGCACGAGCCGCAGTTCTGGCAGAAGGGGTTTGATCTGCTGACGCCGGAGAACTTCGTGAAGGCGGGGTTTCGGGTGGTGACCGATGGCAGTTTGCAGCCGGGCGACGGGATCATCATGCAGAACGGTCATACGGACCGGCCGAATCATTGCGGGGTGTATCTCGGCGACGGGGTGTTTCTGCACCATGCCGGGCGTCGGTTGTCGGGGCGCGATCCGTATGGCGGTTATTGGGCCAAGGTGACGCGGTACATCGTGAGGCATGAATCGAAATGCTGACGGCGATTTTTCTGCATGGGCATCTGGGCGAGAAGTACGGCAAAAAGCTGATGCTGGATGTCGAGTGCGTGGCCGGGGCAGTGGCGCTGCTGAAGGCGAATTTTTCGAGCTTTGCGCGCGATCTGATCGGGCGGGGCAATGTTTACCGGGTGTTTGTCGGTCAGACGAATATCAGCCAGAACGAGTTGCTCAATCCGGCCAAGGGGCAGGATATCCATATCGTGCCGGCGATTTCCGGGGCGGGCGGCAATGGCAATGTGCTGACGATCATTGTCGGGGTGGTGCTGGTCGTCATCGGGGCTATTTTGTCCGAGTTTGGATTTGGTGTGCTGTTGATCGATGTCGGCATGTCGATGATCGAGGCGGGTA